TACTGAATTAAAAGAAAGAGAAAAACAATTATTACTACATAATAATTATAAAAAAATAGGAACTGCAATTGATATATTTTTTGATAGTAGTAAAAAAACAGGAGTAGATTATAGAGTATTAGAAAATACGGAACCAATATATGAATTTCCAACTAAAAGAGATGCTAATATTGAAGGTTGTATAATGATGTATGAAGCTCCAATAGAAATAAATGGAGTAGTACCAAATGATTTATATGATTTAGTTGGCTTTGACCCTTATGTTAGTGAAAATCTTGGTGATGGTGAATCTTTAGGTTCAGTATATGTAATGAAAAATCCAAAATACCTAAGTCTTGGATATGGAGGTAATCAAATAGTTTGTGGATATACAGGTAAACATGCACTTGGGAGAACGAGATTTCTTGAAAATGTAGAAAAAATACTAATGATGTATGGAAGTCCTAATCAAGGACTATGGTTTGAAGGAAATAGAGGTGATTATGTAAAAGGCTATTTTGAAAAAAAATATAAATTACATCAACTTTGTCTTAGACCACAAATTGAAAAAGGTGTAAGGGTAATTAATAGACCAGTTCAAGAATATGGTTGGATAACAGGTAACAGAATATCAAAAATTCAATTACTTGATATGTTTGCTGAATGGTTAAAAGAAGAAACAATTATTGATGGAGTATCTAAAAGAAATCTTGAAAGATTACCTGATATAGCATTAGTAAGAGAATGTATAGCATTTGATTTAGATAAAGGGAACTATGATAGAATATTTGCAGCCATAGGTTGTGTAGTTGGTCTTAGAGAAAAAGTAAATCAATATGAACAAACAATAATAAATAAAAATAATCCATTAGCATTATTAGCTAATAACAACAATCTATTTAATAGACATTCTCACAAACTTAAAAAACGCAAAGCTTTATTAGCATGACACCAGAAACACTTAAATTAAATTATAAATATAGATGCCCTGAAAAGGATAAATATGCTGATGATTGTAAATTAGCAAAAGACTTAGTAAATGAAATTATACCTTCATTCACAAGATCTAAAGATTGGATAAATGAATATAACAATGATCTTGCATCTTATAAACTTTATAATAATGATATATCTCAAGAAGATTTTGAACAAGTGTGTAATCCACTTGGTATAGATATAGGTCAATATGATGAAGAAGTACTTCCTTATAATAAAACATATACTAAAATTGATGTGTTATTAGGTGAAGAATATAAAAGAGGAACTAATTTTATATTAGCCTTAATGAATTCTAAAGCTTTAGAAGAAAAAGATGAAGAACTTAAAAATCTTTATTTAGAATACATTAAAGAAATTACAGAAAAAAATGAAAGAATTATTGAAGCTCAACTACAAGGACTTGAAGAAAGTGAAATACAAAAAATAAGAGATGAAGTAATTCAATCTAAAACTCCTGAAGATATTGAAAAAACATCTTACATGTCTGAGTTAGAGATACTTGGAAACCATATTTTAAATTATGGTATGTATATGGAAGATGTAAGAAGTTTAAAAAATGATTGTTTTAAACATGCTTTATTATCAGATAAAGAATTTGTATATGTTGGAGTACATAAAGGTGAACCAAAAATAAAAATGATTAATCCTCTATCTCATTTTTACAGTAAAACACCTGATATTAGATATGTACAAGATGGGGATTATGCAGGAACTATAGAGATAATGTCAATTGAAAAAATAATTGAAACTTATGGACATACTTTATGTAAAGAAGATTTAGAAAGATTACAAAAAAGAATACCTGGTTTAACAGGTAAATACACAGGGCAATTAGAAGTAAATTTAGATAATACTTTAACAAATCAATATTTACATAATATTTCTAATTATCAATATTTAGGGAAAAATATTGGTAATTATAGTGATGATATTGATGCTAATAGAAGATTGCTTCATGAATCTTATGGAACTGTAGTTCATGTAGAATGGAAATGGCTTAGAGAAATAGCGTTTTTAACTACTATAAATGATTATGGTGATGAAGATATTGATATTGTAGATAGTTCTATGGAAATACCAGAATATGCTACAGAAGTAAATTTTATTAATAAATTTGGTGAAAAATCTAAAAAATGGGAATGGGTTGATGAAAGAGATAATACAATTACATTTGAAAAAATGTGGATTCCAAGAGTATGGGAAGCTACTAGAATTGAAGGTGATATATTCTCTGATGTTAGAGAAAAACCTTTTCAACCTTATAGTATAGAAAGACCTTTTGATGTGGAATTAGGGTATTATGGATGCATTTATAATTCAATGAATGCTAAACCTATATCATTAATGGCTAGAATGAAACCATTTCAATTTATGTTTTTCGTAGTGTTACATCAAATAAAAGAGTTAATACCAAAAGCTATAGGACCTATTCAAAACTTTGATACAAGTATGATAGACACTAATTTAGCAGAAGATGTAACTAGTGTTGATGCTTTCTCAGAAGCTTTATCTAAAACATTTTATTATAGACAAAAAGGTATTAATATCTATAACTCTATGATTAATAATATTGGAGGTCAAGCTACACCTACAAATATTAGCAGACCTCAACCAGGTTCTGTACAAAATATGAATGTAGGAACTGATTTAAATAATCTCTTACAATTATTAGGTTGGTTAGATGTACAAATAGGTTTAGCATGTGGAGTAAGTCCTCAAAGAGAAGCTCAATTTTCATCTAATACAAATGTTACTGATAATCAACAAGCAATTGTACAATCTTCACATATTACTGAACACTATTTTAGAAAGCATAATGATCTTTGGAAAAAAGTTATGGAAGCATATATAAATTATGCTAAAATTGCATGGAAAAATAAAAAAATTAAAAGACAATATTTAATGTCTGATTTAACAGTACAGGTATTAGATATACAAGATACTCAAAAGTTATTAAATGCTGATATAGGTTTATTTGTTACTGATTCTGGTAAAGAATTTGAATATATTAATCAAATGGCAGAAATGACTAAGATAATGGCTCAAAATGGAGCTTCAACTGAAACTGTATCTTACATACTTAAAGCAAGAGCTCAAGGTACTTCTCCTGAAGAGATCCATAAAATGATTACTAAATTACAACTAGATTCTGAAAAACGTCAACAAGCTAATATTCAAGCTGAACAAGAAAATCAAAAATTAATTGAGCAAATGAAAATTGAAGCTGAAGGTAGAAAATTTGCTCATGAAGTTAATTTAGAAAATATCAAAGGTGAATATACTCTTGAAAAAGCAAATATAGATGCAAGTAGATTTCAAAGAGCAGCAGATAGTGATGATGATGGAGAACCTGATATAGTAGAAGTAGCTAAATTAAAGCTTGAAGAAAATAAACATACTAGTGAACTTGATATTAAAAATAAAGAATTAGATATTAAAAGAAAAGAACTTGAATTAAAAAACAAGGAAATAGATGCTAATGTTAATCTTAAAAATAAAGATATTGATACTAAAGCTGCTACAGCTAAATATGTAGCAAATAAAAGACCTACACCTAAAAAATAATATTCTTAAAAAATATTTTTTTAATAAAATGATATATGTGTGTAGAAAAAAAGACTTTTTAGCAAATTTACAATATTTTTGCTAGATATTTATTAACTTTGTAAAACAATAAGAAAAAATGGACAACGGAAATGAAGAATTTGTAATAGATTTTGGTGATGAAAAACTAGAAGTTATTAAAGAAGAAAAAGCAACAGATCTTGAAGAAGATGATGTTGACAAAGAAGAAAAAACAGATGAAGGCTCAGAGAATACAGATAAAGAAAACATTGATTCAGAAGATGAAATTGAATCAGATGATTCACCAGAAGAGGAACAAGATGAGAGCTTAGATGATGAAGCAATCTTTGAGAAGTATGGTGATGATGTTAAACCAGAAATTGTAAGACATTTTGATACTATAAAAGATTATTTGTATTTAGATGAAAATTTTAAGTTTGATGGTAAAAATATTGATGAAGCTTATGAACAAGATGCTAAATATAGAAATCATGCAATTGCTCAAAATTTACTTGATGCATTACCTGATAAAGCAAAAACTTTATTATCTGAAGTATTAAAAGTTGCAAAAACAGGAGAAAGTATCTCTGATGAAACTTATGATAAAATACTCACACTTTCAAAAAATCAAATTAAGTTTGATTTTGATAGTGATGACGAAGAAAAAAACAAAGATAATGCTAAAACGTTTTTAACTGAAATCTATAAAGAAAAAGGATTAAAAGATAGAGTTATTAAATCAATGCTTGAAGATCTTGAAGATGAAGATAAACTTGTAAGTGAAGCTAAAGAAGAAAAAGAAGCTAAAGATGCAATTCTTAATCAAGAAAAAGAAAAAATAGCTCAACAAGAAATACAAGCTAAAATAGCTCAAAAAGAACAAGTTAAATCTTTTAAAACAACAATAGAAAAAGCTCTTGTGGAAGTTAAATATAGTCCAGCTAAAACACAGCAATTAAGAGATACTATATTTACAATAGAAAAAGACTCAAGTCAAACTAAGCTTATAGGTATTTTACAAAAAATGTATAAACACCCAAAAGCATTAATAGCTCTAGCAGATTTTGCAAATGGTTTTGATGAAAAAACAGGAGATGTAAAATTAGAAAGACTTGACAATAAGAAAAAAACAGAAGAAATTAAAAAAATAAAAACCTCAATTGAAGAAAAATTAACTGGAAATGGTGGTTTTAAAGGTGGTTCATCAAATTCAAAAAAATCTACTCAAATAGATTGGGAAGAAATAGAAATTTAACCCCTAATTATAAATAAAAAAAATTAAAATTTAAAAAACAAAAATTAATGGTAACACAATCTGGTATTATTAGAATGGAAGATTATAGTGGAACTCTTGGAGGTAAATCCTTTGACAGTATTCACTTAGCTGCTGCATTCAAAGATGACAAACCTCATAGATTTGGTGTAATGGTTGCAAAACTATTCTCAAGTTCTAATAGATTTGACAACAAAACACTAACATCATTAACATTAGGTAATGGAAACTTTGAAAGCATTGATAATAATGTGTATAGATGGACTGTTGCTGGTGATGATGAAATCAATTTTTATGCTACTGAGTTATTAGTAGATCCTGCTTCTAAGCCTGGTTATGGTAATTCAGAATTTCAAATTGCTTTGGACCATGATTGGTTAGAAGAACCTGATGTACTTCAATGTGAAGATAACAGATACCCTTTCTTATCAGTTATAGGTAAACCACGTAAATTTGGCACTACATATCATTATGTAGTTAAATTACAAACTTCAGATCCTACAGCTTGGATTTCTCCAGAAATGTTAGATGTTGGTAGAACCTTTATTAAAGCGTCTTCTTCTATTGCAGATGAGATGAATGATAAACGAGGTGGAGATCAATATGGTTCTGCAATGGACTTTGAATCCCAAATAGGTATGTATGCTGCTGAATTCAATATTACTGATAAAGTAGTAAGACGTGAACTACAAGGTAAAAAAACATCTGCTAAAGAATCTTTAACTTCAGGACTTGCATTTGCTGTAAGACGTGGTGGTAAAACTATTGAAAGAGGTATGTTTATTACTAATGCTGAAGCTCAATTGTTAGACAGAGTGGAAATGGATAGAGAAATGGCTATGACTTTTGGTCATGCTCATATTGACTATGATTCTAATGGTTATATTAAAAGAACTGGTGCAGGATTTAGACAATTATGTAAAGACGGTCATGAATATATTCACAATGGAAATTTAAGTGTACAATCTTTAGAAGATTATTTACATGGCATCTTTTTAAATAGATTAAGTGGTGTAGAAAGAGATGTAGTAATCGACACTGGTGAAGGTGGTATGAAAATGTTTAATCAGATTTTAGCAGATGAAGCTAATTCATTTTTAACATTAGATACTAATTATATTCAGTCTACAACATCTACAATTAAAGGAATTCAAAATCCTTTAGCATATGGTGCTCAATTTGTTGAATTTAGAGGTATTAACGGTATTAGAGTTAGATTGAAATACAATCCAATGAAAGATGATCCTAAATACTGTAAACGTAAACATCCTGATAATCCTTTATATACTATAGATTCATTTAGAATGGATATATATGACTTAGGAAATCCTGGTGCTGATGGAGCTCCTAAATCTAACATGACTATGTTAATGGAAGATTTAACAGAAGTATACACTTGGAGTTCAGGTATTACAGATCCTAAATTAGGTCCTATTTCAAATGGTACTAAAGCAACTTCACTTCAAAAAGGTGTAACATTTATACGTGAAACATCTGGTTCATTGTGTGTATGGGATACTTCAAGAATTGGTTCTATTATATATGAACCTGACTATGTGTAAGTCATAATATAAGGTGGTAAGTGTAGTGGTAAAACACTGCATTTACCAATTCCTTAAAACAATAAGAAAGAATTAAAATTCACTTGAGATAGCTGAAAGAAGAGATTTCATCCTATGCTATTATCATAAAACAAACAAAATGTCAAAAGTATTTGTAAAATTAGTAAGCAGACCTTCTGCACAAAAAAGACAAGGATATTATACAAGAAATGGAGTTAAATCAAATATAGATTTACCAAAAGCTGTGGGTTTAAATGGTTCAGGAACTTTTACCTTTAGTATCTCTAAAACAAAAGGAAATAAATTAAATACGGGTTTAGATAAAATAGTAGAAAATACTAAATGGTATAAACAACCAGATAAACTTCCTTCTGAATGGAGAAATTCAAAAATAGAGGAAAGAGAGAAAATTTCAAAACAAGAGTATTTTGAAATATTAATGAACAAACCTGCTGGTTATTTAACATCTATTTCTAATGATATTTTTTATAGTAGGAAAGGAAAACAAGCAACTTATCTACAGGATTTTAAAAAAACATTTAAAGAAACTACTGTACTTGATTTAGATATACCAGAAGATGAATTATTATATTGGTTATTACTTCAATCACACAATGATAAATGTGCAAATTCAGAATCAGAAATAACTCCGTTTTCAAGAATGTATATATCATTAGTTAATGAAGATGATGTAAAAATATCTAAGAAAAATGATATTATTGAAGATGCTATTTATAAAGTAGTTAAACTTAAAAATGAACAATCTGAATCTGTAATAACTAAATTTGCTACAATTTTGAATATTATAAAAGGAGACCTAGCATTTGATAAAATAAAAAATTCTATTTCTGATTATGTAAAACTTCAAAATAGTAAACAATTTGAAAGAATAGAAGAATTTAATAAACTTTATGCTCAGATACAAGATGCTAAAGGAATGGAAATCTTTGAAGCTAAATTCTTATTACAACATGCTATTAATAATAGAGTAATAAGTGATTATCAAGGAAAATATATTTGGGCTTCTAAAAAAGGAACTCCTTTAGAACTCTTAGGTAGAAGTTATCAAGAAGCATTAAGTTGGTTATTAGATATTGATAGTAGACATTACAGAGAAGAGCTTGAAGATGAATTAAAAGCAAAATTAAATGACAATAGAATTATGGCATTATAACTTTAAATTAAGATATAATAAAATTGATAGTCAACATAAAAAGGATTTAAATCCTGCTGAAATTGATGAAATTTTAAATGATGCTATAAAAATATGGACAGAAACTCAATATAGTGGAAATAATATAACTAAACAAGGAGCAGAGGTTACTCAACAAAAAATTGATAACCTTTCCTCTTTACTAGTTCAGTTTCCAATTCAACCTCCAATTACATCAGTATTAGTTACAGAAGGAGTATATGAATTTCCTCTTTCAACTACAAAAGGATTAGTTTATCCATATTTACATTTAATGCGACCTTATGGTAAAATAACAGGGTGTAATGAAAAAGTAAAAATAGAAGTAGTAAGTCATGATGATTTAAGCTTTGTACTTGATGATCCATTTAGAAAACCTTCTAATGGTCTCTTTAAAAGATTAGTAGCAACATTTGGAAAATCATCAATACCTGGAATAGAAAGTTCTTTTTTTGTATATACAGATGGATTTACAATTGATAAATTATATCCAGAATATTATAAAAAACCAAATATAGTTTCTATAGGTGGTTATAAAGATATAAATAATGTATTAAAAACAAAGGTGGAGTGTGACTTACCTGAATCTTTTCACACACAAATAATAGATATTGCTGTTGATGAAATTAGAAGAATTTTAGGTGATTCTCAAGGATTTCAATTATCTTCTCAAAAACAGTTAATAAACAAATAAAAATTAAAAATTAATGAACACACAATTTAGTGGTAAACCAAAAACAGAAAGAATTTTAGTAGCAAAAGCTGGTGTCGCAGTAGCTAATGCAGCTAATGCAGGTGAAAATCTATTTGATCCAGCTACTTTAGTAGCTAATATCTTAGATGGACAATTAGGAATTGTGTGTGATACACATACAAGTTCTACGAGAAATTATAATGAATTTATTGACACTACAGATGATGCAGTAAAAGTAGATAGTATTAGAGTGGTACAAGGAACTCCTGGAAGTGCTGATATTTCAAAAAATGCTCCATTACCATATGACCATATTGCAGCTATTAAATCTTATAAAATTAATGCTAAAAATGGAATAATGTATACAGCTAAAATTGCTAAAGCAAGTTCAAGTGATGCTTGGTTAATTGGTGGTACTTTAGGTGCTATTCAAGCAGTTTCTGATACAGATGTTAAATTGCATTTGCAATTTATTTCAGCTAGAAATGATAAATATTTTTCTGTTCAAGGTAATGAAAATTTAACTATTCCTTTTACAACTCCTGATTATACAACTTTAGGAACAACTTCACCATTAGATCACTTAGTTCAAAACTTAGTATATAATGCTAACTTAAATAGTTATGCAATGCGTTATAATATGCCTTTTGTAAGACGAGGTAATAAAAACTTTGTAGCATTTGCTGTTAAATTAGCAGGTGGCTCAGGTACTAAAATTGGATCTATTACAGCAGGTAGTGCTTTTCCAGCTATTACAAGTAATGGTTCTACAGTAAACTACATTCCAGATAGTGACTTTGTAGAGACTGTTAAAAATATAATTGCAAATGGTTCAGCAGCTGGTATTACAGCAAATTCTACTATTGAATTAGTAAATTTAGCTACAGCAGGTCAAGCAACTAAAACAGATGCTATATTATTAATATCATTAGATCATACACTTGCAGCAGCAAATGATGAAACAATTCCTGTTAAAGTTAGACTTAATATAGGTTTAGAGTATGGTTATACAGGTGCGGTAACAGCTAAAACAAATTTATCTAAACCATATGAAGGTGAAGGTAAAGCTAGAACATGGCAGTTATACTTTAACAATGGTGCTAGATTAAATGTGTTCACTCAACAAAATAGACAATATGGTGAGTATTTTTTACAACCTCCATCATATATTGATGCTACTAAAGATTATACTGCATATATCATAGAACATAAAGAAGAGTATCAAGTAGCTTATTCTCATGATAGTGAATATTTTCATAGATTAATTATATTAGTACCAATAACAGAGCAACCTGAAGTTAAAACATTAACTGTTGGTACTAAATCTACAGGAGCTACAAATGCTACTATAGTATTAAATGGAGTAAGTTTTACAGTTCCTTTAACTGATGATACAGCAGGTACTGCAAGTACAACTGCAACAACTATTAGAGCATTTAATTTTACAGGTTGGACGACTTCTGGATCTGGAGCTAATGTAATTTTCACTCGTAATTCAAGTGGTCCTGTTAATGGTGCATTTACTTTCTCTCATGCAACAGCAGCAGCTACATACGCTACTACTACAAGTGCAGCTAAAGTAACAGATGCAACTGTTAAATCAGGTTTAGAAACATATTTAGGACAATGGCTTACTTCTGTAAGATCATTAGGTAAGCTGGAGAGCTCAACTCCACCAGCAACATCATTCTTTATATAAGAACTTTTTAAAGAGGGAAGAGATTTACTCTTCCCTTTTTTATTTCAATAAATAATATGAAATTAAATAAAGATTTTCCTAAAAAAATATATCTTGATAAAAGAGTATTAGTTAATGGAATTAAAAAAAATAATGTTAATTATGAAAATCACATTGAATTAGCTCAATGGATTCAAGATTTAATTAATCTTGGTGAAATTACTATTAATGTATGTGACATTTTTACAGGAGTAGGTAGTGAAGAAGACCCTTTATGTGTAACAGTACCTACAAGTGATTTTGAAGTGTTAGATACAAATTCTATAAATCTCACTTTAGTTACAGATGTATTATCAGCAGATGTTAAAATATCATCTACAAGTGGTAATCAAATAAGTATAAATTCTGATGGATTATATGTACCTCAAGTAAGTATACCTTCTCAGACACCTATTTCTGTCATAGATACTTCTACAATTGATTTTACTATTTCAGGTACAAATAATCACACTTTAACAGGTTCTGTTATTATACCTGGTTTAGTTTCTACTGATTCAAGTAATCAAATAACTATAGGTGGTGATGGAAAATTATATGTTCCAGTTCCAAGTAACACAACAGTTACAGCTAATAATGGTTTAACAAAAACAGTTGATAACATTCAATTAGGAGGATCTTTAACATCTAATACATCTATTACTGGAAACTATGATATTTACTTTGGAAATAAAAATTATATATTTGGAGATGACAGTTCTTTAATAGGGTCTACAGGAGTAAAATTTGCACATAAATTAACTAAACCTTTAAATAGCTTATCACAAGGATTTTCAACAAATTTTAAAATTAGTATATTTACTATTGATACAGGGTTTTCATTGGGTGCAGGAACTGGATTAATTAATGATCAGAATCTTACAAGATTATATGTCAATAATTCAAAAACAATAGCTTTTTCAGCTAAAGCTGCTAATCAAGCTTCTTATGTGCAATTTAGAGGAGTAGGTACATCTACTTTGACAATGGGTGGAAATAGTGGTAATATTGGTGTATATGCAAATCATTTAGCATATACTCAATTAGATAATGATACTGATGATGCAGCCAATAAAGCTAAAATTACTCACTATGCTAATTATCATAGTTTAATTACTGCACAGAATGTAAACCATAATGAAATAACTAATTTTTATCATTTATTTTTAGCTGATACAACTAATAATTTAGCAACTCCAGCATATATAACAAATAAATATGGAGTGTATCAAGAAGGAGCTTTAGATAAAAATGTGTTTTTTGGTGATGTTATTTTAGGAAGTTCTAGTTTTATTGCTTCATCTAAATTAACAATAGCAAGTACAACTCAAGGATTTTTACCTCCAAGAATGACGACTTCAAATAAAAATGCAATTAGTTCTCCAGCAGAAGGTCTTTTAATTTATGATACAACACTTCATAAATTATGTATTAGAACCGCAAGTGCTTGGGAAACTGTACAAAGTATATAAACAAAAAAAGACAAAACAATGAATTTAGAATTAACGATAGAAGAAACAAATTTAATATTATTAGCACTAGGTAAATTACCAGCAGAACAGTCAATGACTTTAATTATAAAAATATTAAATAAAAGTAAAGAAGATCAGGAATCTAATAAATTAAATTAATGGCAGATATTTGTATAAAAACATCAACTTGTAAACAATTAATTATTACTGATAATTATGATTGGGGTTCA